ATTTTGCTATTGGGGTGGGGGGTGCACTGGCAGGGCGGGGTGCCGATCTGTTTATTATTGATGACCCCCACTCAGAGCAAGATGCCAAGTCAGGTCTATCTTCAGCTTTTCTTCCGGCTTGGGAATGGTTTCAGGCTGGTCCAATACAACGACTAATGCCGGGTGGAGCCATTATTATAGTGATGACCCGCTGGAGTAAGCTGGATCTAACAGGTCAGATCATTAATCATATGACCAAAAATGAGGGGGCCGATCAGTGGGAGATAGTTGAGTTTCCAGCTATATTAGACTCGGGTAAAGCCCTATGGCCTGACTTCTGGCCTGTTGAGGAACTAGAAGCTAAACGGATTGGCATGGACCCCCGGTACTGGCAAGCACAGTACATGCAAGACCCCACTGCAGAATCTGGGGCACTCATAAAAAGAGAGTGGTGGCGGATATGGGACAAACCAGACCCGCCTAAGTGTGAGTTTATTATAATGAGCTTAGACGCGGCTCAAGAAGCTACTAATCGTGCGGATTATAATGCCCTTACTACTTGGGGGGTATTTCTTAACGAAGAGACTGATAAACATAATATAATACTGCTTAACTCTATTAAGCAGCGCCTAGAATTTCCAGAGCTAAAGAAACTTGTACTAAGAGAATATAAAGAGTGGGAACCTGATGCTTTTGTAGTTGAGAAGAAAAGTAATGGTGCAGCCCTCTACCAAGAGATGAGAAGGATGGGAATTCCTGTAGGGGAATTTACTCCAAGTAAAGGTAACGACAAGATTTCTAGGGTAAATGCCGTGTCTGACCTCTTTGCTTCTGGTATAGTTTGGGCTCCAGATAAGCGGTGGGCTAAGGATGTTATGGAAGAATGTAACGACTTTCCCAGCGGCAGTAATGATGACTTGGTTGATTCTACGACTCAAGCGTTATTAAGATTCCGCAAAGGAGGTTTCTTAACCTTGCCAGATGATGAGGTTGGGGAACCAATAGGATTCAGAAGCCACAGAAGAGAAGGCTACTACTGATGAACGCAGAACAGACTGAAGCCCATAGACTACGGAATAAGCGGTGGCGGGAGCGTAACCCCAAATGGTCATGGGTAGTTAGTGCTGTTGGCGGAGCCAGACAAAGATCAAAGCAGCGGGATTATGAGTTTAATATTACTAATGAGTATGTCATGAGTATTACCCCTGATATATGCCCAGTATTTGGAACAACCTTTACATTTGTAGGACTAATAAAACAGCAACCATGCAGTCCATCGCTGGATAGAATAGATCCTCATGGTGGATATGTTGTAGGAAATGTCGCAGTAATATCTATGAAAGCTAATTCTATTAAGTCGGATGCAACGACCGCAGAAGTAGCAAGGACGCTGGTTTGGATGAAATCATTAGAAGGAGTTAAATAGAAAATGGCAAATATGGATAAAGCATTATATCAAGCGCCTGTCGGTTTAGATGAAGAAAGTCCAGATGCAGAGCTTGTAATAGTAATAGGTGAAGAAGAGGATACTAATACTGATGAGACTACTAAAGGAGACTTTGACGCTAACTTAGCGGAAGAGATGAAAGATGGTGTACTGTCCTCATTAGGGACTACTCTAGTAGACCAGTACAACGAAGATTGGAACGCACGTAAAGACTGGGTTGACACATACGTCAAAGGACTAAAACTGCTGGGCCTCAAATATGAGGAACGGTCAGAGCCTTGGAGTGGTGCTTGTGGTGCGTTCCATCCCATATTAGCAGAAGCAGTAGTCAAGTTCCAAGCAGAGTCCATTATGGAGACCTTTCCTGCCGCTGGACCCGTAAAAACCTCCATAATCGGTAAAGAAACGCCGGTTACGCAGGCAGCTGCTGCCCGAGTTCGTGATGATATGAACTTTCAGCTTACTGAACGTATGGTTGAGTACCGTCCAGAACATGAAAAGATGCTTTGGGCCCTACCACTAGCGGGTTCGGCATTCAAAAAGGTCTACTACGACCCATCATTAGGCCGTCAAGTGTCAATGTTTGTGCCCGCAGAGGATATGGTAGTGCCTTATGGGTCATCTAGCCTCGAAACAGCTGAATGTGTGACACATATAATGCGCAAAACAGCTAACGATATACGCAAATTGCAGGCTTCTGGGTTCTATTTAGACATAGATTTAGGTGAACCGACTACTACACTAGACGATATTGATAAGCAAAAGGCAGAAGAACAGGGCATTACTGCTACCTCAGATGATCGTTTTCGGGTTCTGGAGATGCATATTGACCTAAATCTTGAGGGATATGAGGATGAGGATGAGATTGCCCTCCCATATGTGGTCACAATTGAGAAGGGGACCTGCCAAATCCTTGGAATTCGTAGAAATTGGTATGAAGATGATCCTTTGAGACTCAAAAGGCAGCATTTTGTACATTATACGTACGTTCCGGGGTTTGGCTTCTACGGTTTTGGTCTAATTCACCTTGTTGGTGGCTTTGCCCAGAGTGCAACGTCTATTCTTAGACAATTAGTTGATGCAGGTACTCTATCTAATCTCCCGGGTGGGTACAAGACCAAGGGATTACGCGTTAAAGGTGATGATACCCCTATCGCTCCGGGCGAGTTCCGTGATGTGGATGTGTCATCAGGTGTAATCCGCGACAACATCATGCCGCTGCCGTACAAAGAGCCAAGCCAGACCCTGTACCTGCTTATGCAGAACATCGTAGAGGAAGGTCGTAGGTTTGCATCGGCTGGGGATATGCAGATCTCAGACATGTCAGCCAATACACCGGTTGGGACAACACTAGCCATACTAGAAAGGACATTAAAGGTTATGTCTGCGGTACAGGCTAGGCTCCACTTCGCTATGAAGCAAGAGTTTAAGCTGTTGGCAGGTGTGATCCGCGACTATACACCTGAGGAATACGAATATGATGTAGATGGTGGGGCTCAGATCAAGCAAGCTGATTACGATATGTGTGACGTGATCCCTGTATCTGATCCAAATGCATCAACCATGAGCCAGAAGGTTATACAGTATCAAGCAGTAATGCAGAATGCACAGGCAGCTCCTCAGATATACAACCTCCCATTGCTACACCGTCAGATGGCTGAGGTGCTAGGAGTAAAGAACGCTAACAAGCTAGTGCCGATGGATGATGACCACAAACCGATGGACCCTGTATCAGAAAACATGGCTGTACTTACAGGTAAACCGGTTAAAGCCTTCCAGTACCAAGATCATGAGTCACATATCAAGGTTCATATGTCCTTTATGCAAGACCCTAAGTTGGCACAGTTAATTGGTCAAGACCCAACAGCACAGGCTAAACAAGCTGCAGGTATGGCCCACCTTAGTGAGCATATTGCTATGGAGTACCGTAATCAGATAGAGAAACAGCTTGGTGCTGCTCTTCCAGCCAATAAAGATGAAGCGGGTGAGGATGTTACTTTACCTCCAGAGATTGAGCTTCAAATATCTAAACTTACTGCGATGGCGGCTCAACAGCTATTACAGGCTAATCAGTCTGAAATGCAGCAACAACAAGCACAGCAGAAACAACAAGATCCTATCGTACAGATGCAGCAGCAAGAACTGCAGATAAAGCAAAAAGAGCTAGAACTCAAGGAAAAGAAACTACAGACGGATGTTGTTGCCTTGGCTGATAAGCAAGATCTGGAAGAGAAGCGCCTTGAGTTTGATATGCAGTTGGCTGGGGTCAAGCTAGGCTCTGAGATCAAACACAGAGAAACAAAAATGCAAACAGATGCAGTAGCCGCGGCTGATAAACAAGAGTTAGGGGAAGCTAAGGCCCATCTGGATGCTCAAGTTAAAGGCATGCAGTTAGGGCATCAGATATCTTCGGCACACAAAGCTGGGATGAACCCCAAGTTACCGGGTAAAGGGGCATAAAAGATGGACAGTGTAAAGCTGCTTAGACATCTGATAGAAGAAAATAACGCGGACATCCGTGCGTATGTAGAAAGCGTCGCCTCTGGTAAACCCCCTAATATGGAGGAGTACCGGAGGTTGTGTGGGGTAATTCATGGGTTAAACCTTGCGAATGAGAAGATAAAGCATATGCTAAATATGATAGAGCGTGGGGAGGACACAGATGAGTAGATGACCCCATCCTTGTAGTAACAAGAGCGAAATACAATTAACCGGTCGCAAGACTGTGCACAGAAAGGAGTTTTATATGTCTGATATTCTTATCGGGGTTGATGCAACTAACCCTAATCTAGCATTTACACAAGATACAACCGATGCAGAAAAAGCTTCACAACTCCCAACTCCTAGTGGATTCAACATCTTATGCGCTATTCCTGAAGTAGATAAGGAGTATGAGGGTGGCATTATAAAGGCTGATACTACACGCCAAAGTGAAGAATTTACCACGATGGTGTTGTTTGTAGTACGGATGGGCGACCTAGCATATAAGGATGAAACACGGTTTCCTACAGGTGCTTGGTGTAAGGAAGGGGATTTTGTCTTGGTACGGCCTTATGCTGGTACCCGGGTAAAAATACATGGTCGGGAATTCCGACTCATTGCAGACGATAACGTGATGGCTACCGTGGATGATCCACGTGGTTATTCCCGCGTATAAGGAGATTAGACATGGATAAGGAAGAAGGAATATCAGTAACAGCAGAGGAAAATCCTGACATCGAGATAGATATTATTGATGACACCCCTGAGGCAGATAAAGGCCGGCCTGTAGCTAAAGAAACAGGTGATGCCAGTGATGCAGAAGATGGTGATGAGGATGATGAGCTAGATAAGTATTCTGGTAGTGTTCAGAAACGTATCAAAAAGTTAACCAAAGGTTTTAACGACGAGCGTAGGGCTAAAGAAGCTGCCGTACGGGAGCGAGAAGAAGCAGTTAAGTTTGCCCAGCATCAGTTTGAAACTACAAAGAAGTTGCAGAAGCAGCTAAGTGAGGGTAGTGAAGTCCTAGTTAATACCTCACGAGAAGCAGCAGATCAGCAGATGGAAGCGGCTAAACGCGGGTTTAAGGATGCCTATGACTCTGGTGACTCAGATAAGATTGCTGATGCACAAGAGGCTATATCTAAGGCTACGCTTAAAAAGGATCAATCCAGTGCACTGCGACCTTTACAATTTGCAGAAGATACTGTATATAATCAACCTCAAGAGCAGCAAGTTCCAACACCTGATACTAAAGCACTCGACTGGCAAGAAGAAAATGAGTGGTTTGGTACCGATAAGGCAATGACGGGATTTGCGCTAGGGCTGCACACTGAGCTAGTAGAGGCAGGTATCGACCCTAGAACTAATAAGTACTACGAGAAAGTTAATGCTCGTATGCGAGAGGTTTTTCCGGGAAGTTTCCCGAGCGAGTCAGATCCGGTGGAGAGAGCAACTGCAACCCCCAACCGTGCTAGAAGTGGAAGTGTGGTAGCCTCAGCAGCAAGGAGCACTGCGTCGAAGCGGGTTAGCTTAACTGCATCACAAGTGGCCTTGGCTAAACTGCTGGGCTTGACCAATGCGCAATACGCGCATGAACTTATGAAAT